AGAGGTGGTCGCTGTTTATATCATGTAAGATTATTTCGTGATATGATTATATCACTGAAAAATATTACATGATAGAGCAAACCGCTCAACCATGAATCTTGTTTTTTTCAGTGATGTTAAAGGTCGTCGATGGCGGTGTCACCGCTCATCTGAACTGTCTTCAGTATAGCAAAACGCAAGCGTTCTGTCAATACGCTTGCGTTATAAAATGGGCAAAAATGATACGAAAGCTGTGGAAAAGTCCGCACCATTACCTCTGTTGTTATGATGTGACGCTAAACTTCAATCTTTCAAAGCACGCTGCCATCTGGCCATCCAATCCATGCAAATATCGCTGCGTAATCACCGCGTTTGAATGACCAAGCATCTCCTGTGACTCCATAAGTGTCGCCCCGTTTCGCTGAATGTCTGTAGCGAACGAGTGCCGCAAAGCGTGCGGGTGAAAATTGCGAAATCCAGCCAGATAGAACGGCTGACGCATTAAATGCCGCAGCTCCTCGACGCTGAGTAGTGTACCGCTCGACTTCTGCCACAAATAATCATCAATACGCTGACTAACGATCCACTGCGTCAATCTTTCGCGAGCTTCTCGACTCATATGTACCTCCCGCCGTTTAGCCCCCTTGCCAGTAAATACAATCATCCTGTCACTGATGTTCATTAGTCTTAAGTTCCTTAGCTCAGTGATACGTAAACCGCAATCAAACGACAATTTAACTAACAACCACTGAATCTGATTGCAATATCCCAACACCTGCTCGATTTGCTCTCTCGTGTAGAAAACGCGGCGAATCGGCTCGGTCTCTTTCTGCTTAACGATGTGGCGAATCTTTAATTCAGGCATCTCCACGCCCATATCTCTGAAATATCTGAACATTGCCACCACATGACAAATTCGTGTATTGATAGTCCGGCTATTCAGACCTCGCCGTGCCTGCTCTGTAATCCAGTCGTTCACCTGCTGCGTCGTAATTTCGCTCAGACTGCTGGCTGGCACGCTAGTTCTAAAATCTCGCATCACCCACCGCTTAGCGCTCAATGTTTGGCGGCTCATCCGGCGCGTAAACTCGCAGTACTCCAGATATTCGTCAAAAGCTCGCTCGATTGGCATAATTGTATTTTTCGTCATGATATTTTAACTCCACTTAAAAAACCAGTTCTATATAGAATGTTTATACTGAACCTCTAAAAGCTCAATTGTATATAGAACCCTCACGTTTAATTTTCTGATATTCTGTTATCAAAAATGGGCGGTGGCGGGCGGATTTGCGCTAATTTGAATAAAAAATACGGCCAGACGGCCGCTTTCATTACGCAAAACTCCCAAATACTCGCATATATCTAGGATTATTGCATAATATTTGCATACAGGCAAACGCAAACAAGCCGCTACGCGAGCGACGTTAAAATGTTAGCAGTGATTGTTACGTTATCAAATTGTAGCCGCGCTTCATCTGCGCTAACTTATCTAATCCGTCAATATTGATCGATAAGGCTACCTGCTCTTGCATTTTCTGCTTGTGACGCTCCTCTGCCGCCTTAGCTTTCGCCTGAGCAATCAATTTGCGCAACCAATCCACCGTCTTTGCCAGATTCGCACTCGACCAAATAAACGCAAAATATTTACGTGGGTTTCGTTTACGCTTTGCCAGCTTAATCGAATAATCAAACTCTTTTGCGTAGTTGATCTGGCGATTTCTGAACATCGGCAAATAGTTGTCGTCAGTGATTAGCTTTGTCGCCTTACCCAATCTCTGCTGCATTTTCTGAATTCGTCGCTCGTCTATGGTTATATTCCCCATTTTACCCTCAAAACGCCATTCTGCTCTTGACAAACAAAAATAGCCTCTAAAATTGATAACAATTTTTGAGGCTAGATACAGACAGCCCACCCTGATTTACATCTGGGCGGGCTGAAAATCCTGTACGTTCACCGTCGATTGTAGCAAACTGATTTTGCTTTGTCAACAAAAACCCGCCCCCATTTTCAGAGGGCGGAAAGAGAGCATGGATGCTTAAACCATGCGTTTGCAGTTTATCACTATTTATTAGATTCCGCAACAGCAACGTCAGCAACGACCAGTCGTCGTATATATTCGCTAACTGTCATATTCAACTCGGCAGCACGCTTGACGATCATTTCGTGATCGCTCTCTGACACTTTTATATGTATGTGCTTATTTTTCACACTCTACCTTTCTACCCGATACGATGCCTCGGGCGGGGCTGTTAATATTTAATAAATAGCATTGATAGTAAAGTATTTCAAGCCGTCGTAGCGAATCTCAGCCTCTTCTGTGCCATTCTGTAGCATATAGTCGATAGCTTCCTGTAAAGCTTCACTAGCTACGAATACCTCAGCCTCTTCATCGTCATCATCGTAAAAATGAATAGTACCGTCGTCATCAACTACTGCTTCATAATCTTCATACCTGTCTAAGCTCTTTACTGTTTCAACAATATCATCCAGCATTGTTTCTTCATCGAATTCAATAGCGATATCTTCAATGTTTAAGTTTTCACTTTTGCTAAATCTTTTACGAAGTTCAGCACGCATTAGCTGCTCTAGTTCTTCTTTATCGTTTCGCAAATCAGCGCTTGCTTCAAATTGTATTTCTTGAGTTGGTTGGTTATCTCGATAAAACCACCCTGTAAATGTTGCCATTTTCTTATCCTTTCTTGGCGGCGGCGATGGTTGAGGAGCTGTTTATTTTTTAGTGTTTGATTTTATCGACCGATTATTTTCTAGCTTTAGTTTTCTTAATCAACTCAAGCTTTATGGTTATTTTAAGTCTGAAAAGTTGTAATGATGTTTTAAGCATTTTTACTCTCTTTCTTGCCGCCGAATTGTTAATTGTTGCTTGGTTGCTCCTCAACCATGTCTTAAGTATAACAAACGTGTTGACATATGTCAACACGTTTTATGAAAAAAGTCAGAGATTTTTCGACATTTTTCATCGCCCATGTTAAACCTGTGGAAAACTCACAATGTTACACGGTATAGTCCTACCACGACACTTGAAATCATCAGACCTATTATCGTTCAGTGCTAATAATTCAGCACAAGCTGTTTCTGGTAATTTAATAATCCAATCTGGCTGGGTCTCGTTTTACGGAAATGGAGGCAAACAACAACCTGTACAGGTTACTTTTCCTAGGAAATTCAAGGAGGTTTACGCCGTTATCCCTACTTTAATTGGGTATACACGAAATACACCGACATCACCAGCGAGTTTTGACCAGAAAATCGGTGCTGGCACTAATATTGAATGCGGATCATTTAATCAGACAGGCACTACTATCACTGCCTCAACATCAGGTATTTTTGGCGGCGCTCATCATGGCATAAGTTGGATCGCAATCGGTACTGTTTAAGACTTCTTGACGTATTGAATTGTCACGAATGAGGTCCTATAACCTGATTGGTCCGCGTATGTTTGGATATTGATATTGCTATTATCGGCGTAAACTGTCACTGTATAAGCTTGCTGGTCGGCAGCGTGTGGTAGGTTGATTGTCGCGCCAATACTATATTCCTTTGCAATGCCGCGAATATTAATAACCATATCTAGTTTTTCAATGCCATGCGGTTTCGTTGTTTTGCCAGCAACTTTTAAGCCGCCCATTGAAAACGTCTTCTGGTAAATCGTGCGGCCGTCAATCCACTTCATGCCAGTGTCGATCTCTGACGTGCTGCGGTCACCGCGGGCTGCCGGAGACAAGTGTCGTGGTAGGACTATATCATTGCCAAGTGCGGCAGAGCCAATCACACCATTCTTGAACATTTCACCTCTGTTTATACGTCCGTCAGCCAGCGTGGCTGGATTACGCCTATCGGTGATAACAGAGTCAAGAATCGTCGTTGCGCCAGCGTTTACACGTATCTCAGCGATGACTTCATATGGATTAGACGCACCAATCTTCGCCTTGATCTGAGATGGCGTTGGCGCACTTGGGTTGGTTGCTGGCGTGCCTGGAACGACAACGGCTTTTGTGCGGTTCTCATTGTTGGCGACGGTTTGCGACGCAGCCACGTTTGTGTCGATGTAAATCACCACTGCGTCAATTCGCGGATTGGCGCTGTTTGCCGTGGTAACGCTCGCCTGAACAGGCTGCGTGCTTAGATTGCTCACAGGAAACGTTGCCGACATAGCATCGCGCACCAATAAATCATCAGGTATACCACTCTCGCCGCCGATCAGCACATTCATACCGACAGGACTGGCTTGACGTACTCTAAAGCCGCTAATCCACGAGCCGACAAAAGCATTGCCGAGTGCGTGGAATAGTGCGCTATCGGTAGTACGACCACCGTTACTATTAGGAAAACCTAGTGCCATAGTTATTTTTCGTCAGTGCTTTCAGTCTCAGCCTCGGTAGTGTCGGCCGTCTCAGACTCAGCATTATCATTGATATTTTTAACTTCTGGCTCGACGACCTCGTCGGCAGACTCTACTGCTAGTGTCTCAGCCTCAGCCTCGGTAGTATCGGCCGTGCCTTTGGCTGCCGAAATACTCACATACGGACCGCTGTGCGCATCGCCTTTGACGAAAATATAATAGCCGTCAACTGTTCGGCGAATCTCGCCACCTTTATAATTCTGTACTTTTTCAGTGTTTTCCATATGAATCCTCCTGATTATAAATGTACAGATTAGGAGATCTTGACGTTATTTGCCGTAGAAAATATAGCGATATTCTTTATAGAGTCGAATAATGATTCGTTTTAGCGTCAAGAGCATATTTATATTATAGTATAGTCCTACCACGACATTTGAAATGGTCCGATTTTATTCAGTCAAAAAGAAACAACTCCAGCAAATCATCTAGCTCAATTATTCAGCACGGCGTAGCTATGCTAAATGTTCCAGCAGTTACACTTGAGGCTGCCGTTCAAATCACTTTTCCAAAGCAATTCAAAAATATTCCTACTGTAGTTTGTAGTTTTGGTGGATATACTGGACCTGGCGACGGCTGGACAGATACACCAAATCCGTCTTGGGGCGGCTGTGCCTTTAGTGCGGTAAGTGTTACGAATACCTCATTTACGGCAAGATGTCGCCGATTTGACGGAGCTCAACTTTTAGGAACGTATTATGTGAATTGGATCGCGATTGGCGAACAATCGAATTAGCGATCGAAAAAAAGACGCCTCAAAAATGAGGCGTCTTTATATAACAACGACTGCTAATCACAACAATCGCCCAGCTATGATACTACTTTTTAAGAGACTGCTCAAGTCTGTAATTTATTTCGCCAGTTACACTGCGACCATTCTCAGCAGCAAGCACTACAAGTCGTTCATATACTTCCTGCTTGATTCGTACATTATAAACTGGTGTAGGTATCTCAACCTTAGACTTGATAATCTTGCCATTCTTTTTTACAATTTGATTTACTATTGGCATAGCATTTCCTTTCTTTTTAGAGGACCTTAGCGCCAAGCGAGGCGTTAGTTTTATATTAGTTGTAAATCATTTTCTATCTGGTAGGCGATTGCTTCTTGGTCTAACACCTCTTTTAATTCGCTGAGCGTGTTCATCACCTTTTGTCGTTCGCCCGATAGATAGAGTACCGCTGTTTCTTCTACCTCACCTTTCCAACATCCGATGACTGGATATTGTAGAGTGAAAGCTTCGTGATTAGCGTTTACAGTTGATATTATCTTGTCGACCTCAAGTTTTTTAGTCTTATTATTACTGCCGATAAAAGCTTTTATTGTGATTAGTTTCATTGTTATATCCTCTAATTGTTAATGTGCCTCGCTTGACTGTCTTAATTATAGCAAAGTTGCTTGCATAATGCAAGCGTTTTACATACATTTTATGGACTTTTTATAGTTTTCCACAGATAAAGATAATCTGCCTCATATAAAAAGCTACCGGGTTTGCAAACACAGTAGCTTAATCAAAGGTAGAGTTTTCAACTGTTCGGGATTTCCGAATTACTCAACAGCCTCTCTCATCTGTCGCGCCAAGTCTAGGATAATAGTCTTAGCGGCAGATAATCCAGCTGCGATTGCAGATAACGCGGTAGCCATCGTTAAGGCGTATAATTCGTGCCAACTCGCCGCGAATAGTAAGTTCACTAGATTTACGCCAGCCAGCAAAAATGTTGCGATAAACGTCTGTATGAACGTCCACGCAGCGCGAATGACTACATCTTTATAGTTGATATTCTTTAGTGCTTCTAGTGATTTCATATCACCTCCTTTATTTCTTAAATTTGAAAATACTTAGTAGAAAATCGATAATTAACTGCAGTAAGCTTTTAGCGGTCTTTTCAGTCTTTACTTCAGGTTTCGACTTAGTTTCTGGCTTAATCTCGGGCTTGGTTTCAGGTTTTATTTCAGACACCTCAGGTTGTTCAGATTGTTGAGGTTTATCCATCGCTTTCAACTCGTCTATAGATATCTTTGACGTTGAAAAATCTAAGTTAAATCCGTCAATCTTTCCACTTTCTGTGTACTGATGAATAAGCGATCCGTGTGCGTAATTGTCTTTCGTCCCGTAATTCGGATACCAATCAACGCGTGGCAAGCCCAATTTCTGAATAATAGCTTCACCTGCGTAAGTGAACACCTGTTTACCTGTCTTCTGTAAAACAATATTCTTAAATAGTTTCAATTGCTCGACTGTTCCCTCAAAATCTGGCTCTAGGTCTACAAATAACAATGGTGCGTTGACAAGCTTTTGAGCCTCTATAAAACGCTCTGCTTCAGTCTTTGCTTCTTCCTCGGTTGAAAAATAAGGCAACCAGTAAATCCCTAGTAGCTTATCTCCTGCGGCTTTAGCGAACTTGATCAATTTCGGGTCAATCTTGTTAGCATCACCACCAAACGATTGACCGACATGACCAGCCTTAATAATAACGCCAGCGAACTTATGAAAATGATTTACAATAGCGTCGTCTTGATGATTTGAGATGTCTAGTATAATCTTGCTGTAGTCTTCTTCTGGTTGCGGTTGTGGTTCTGTTTTTGGCGTCAAATCTGGCAAATCGTGCAAATCTTTATCCTCAAACAATTGACGGCTCATATATTTACCGCTTCTAGCTGTTACATACCAAACAGTATCACCAGCGATCGATTGACCATTTGTAACATAACCTTTCATCGAGATGACGTCGCCTTTTTCTAATTCCTGAAAAATAGCTGAATTTGTGTTGGCTTCGTCGCGAGCGTTGCCATCTTCTTCCATTTTTCTATCTGTCGGCTGAGTTTCGTCGTAGTCTTCAGCAACACGTCGCCCATCGCAACAGTATGAGAAGCCCAGATAATCTGGACCGTAGTTGCCCATCCAGTTCATAAGTTCTTCAATACTGTTATAAATCCCTCTCGCTCCACTGTGAACTTCGCTGTCGTGGATTTCGATTGAGCCGTCGGCGCGTTTTCGCATCAAGAATACGTGTCCATCTTCTACATACTGACCTCTTGAAAATCCCAAAAATCCAACTACCCAAATACCAACAGGTGCGGGGCCTGTGTTTATACGACCTGCGTTTAATTCGTTTAAGTACGCTGTTTGAGCATTCGGTGAGCGAGTTAGTGAGCTAATTGCGTCATCTACGTATTGCAAGCACCAACCACTCTGTGCGCCGATGTTTAGATTTGGTTCATAGATTTGTCGAACTGGCATTATTTCCTCCTATTTACGGTTTATTCACGACTCTCACAATCAAATCGACCATAAAGCCAATCACAGTAATTACTGCTGTCATTACGCCAGCACCAATCTTGGCTTCGCTCTTGGACAGATAATTGCCTTGCATCAGTTCTACGCGGGCTATCAGAGCTTTAAGCTCCTCGGCATCGGCTTTCGATTGTGCCAGTTGACTTACCGACTCCGCCAGTCGCGACACGTTGTCATTTATAGAAGATAGTCGCTCATTCAGCACATCATCGCGTGCTGTTATTATGATGCCCAATTCCCGCACCGTTTTAGGCGTTTGATTCATTGATTCTTTGTCTCGTATATTATTCATTCTCACTTACTACATTACAGATTAGGTATACTCAACCCTCAGCTCGCCATCAGACGTAGCGAACGCGTAGATTTTGAACGTGTTGCTGCCGAGATCGACCAAGAAATCTGATATATTTAGCCACGTCTGTACACCACCACTATTTCGCTGGCGCTGAAAATAGCGAGTAACATCCTCTAGTCTCGAGCCATGACTGCTGCGCCTGCCAACCATCAGCTTAAAAACCATACCAGACTGATACGTGCTGGCTTTCGGCGTAAATACGATTTTGAACCGCCTCAGAAACGTTGCGTCACGCTTGTCGATCGCCGCTTCTAACTTGACGCGAAATATCTGCACACCGTCAGCGCCAACACGCTGCGTGGCTTTCATTTCGGTAATTTCACGCTCGCACCGCGTAATGATTCGCGCCATCGTCTCACCATCTATCTCTTGAATCCTCATAACATCCTGCTTTCAACGGTTAAATCAACGTTAGTATTTGCCACCACAGCACACTTCATCTGTGCCAATACACTGCTCAGCCCCTTTTGCACATACACGTATGCAAACCATCTGCGAACGTGCCGCGAATCGCTCGATATCGGTATTATGTCAATACGCGTTGGTGCTGCACTATTGATCAACATCTTGTCAATAATCAAATCAGCCAACAAGAACGTCTTATCCTTTTTTGCCGTCGCCGTGATGATAAATGGCACGCCAGAGGCTTGCTGTTGCCCACCAACTACACTAGCCACCTGGTTAAAATCCCACTCGTCGTTACTGGCATTCTCGTAAAACATCAGACCGCTCGACGCCATCACCTGGCTAGTCTTGAGGTCGCGAATGTTGCGATCAAGTGACGCCAGGATGTCTGCCAATTGGTTTTCAGGCAACATACTCAGCCGATTCATAGCAGGCTCGCTTTCATGCTGAACGACCCCTTATCTGTCCCCAGAAAAACGCACTTAGCGTACACATACTTCGTCTGACCTTGCGGCGGATTGTCGATAGTGGCGCTAGCGCTAAACGCCAGCTGATATGGCACCTCTAACTTATTGATGTCTGGTGTGCTCTGGTCAATAATGCTGCCGCCAATTATTTGTGCACCCGCCAACGTGTCAGGACTGTCACCGACGTAAAACTGCGGCAAAAACAGCACGTAAGGCCACTGTTGTTTGCGTGCGGTAAATGTCGTCTCAATCTTGATTATTCCGCCACCAAGAAAAGCGGGGTCATGTGTGACAGGTATTATTGCATCGTACTCCTGTGCACTTTTCGTTTCGTAATAAATAATGCCGGAGTTGTTGCTGGTTCTCTGTGCGGCTTTCATTTGCTCAGTAGCACGCAGAAGTGCCCGCAATTTGCCAATGGCACGCCGCTCCTCCACTAGATTCAACCGCTCGCTCATAGGTCATAATTATCCAGCGTTAAGGTTATCTCTTCACTCATGTTCTCGTCGACTTTTACCGACAGCTGCTCGATACGATAGTAGCCGCTCAACGGGCAGGATGAATATTTACTTTGCTTAACAACAATTCGATCACCGACGCCGATACTATTCAAATCAAACTGGGCACCACGCACTGTGACGCGCGGCAAATCGACCAGTCGGCTCATTACCGCCACATCAGCCTCGCAGTGCCCCGCCAGTGTGCTCAGGTTTTTAATGCTGTTGTACAACTGCACTTTCTCTCGTAGAATGAACTCCTGCTGGCTCAAAACATCCTCAGCACTATAGCGAATTGTCTCTTCGCCCATACCAGAGGCCTTACCTATGATGTTGTTGTACAGGTTTGCCCCAGACTGCGGCAACTCCATACGAATAGCACCAATACCCAACCCGTCGTCGGGATAATGCACTGTCACGTCTGGCCGCTCATTACCGAGCGTCTGAAACGTCTCAAACTTGCGGTCATGGGTAAATCGAAAATCAAACTTGCCGTCCTGCAAATTGGTTAGCGACACCAACGCATCTTTGGCATTGATATCCTCCCAGTCATCCATTCTGTCGCGTCGTATGCCAGTGCGGTACTGCTTACTACCTCTAGTGATGCCGACGTCGCCGTTCGGGCGATTCTGCGCCTCCTGAATGACACCCCAGGCAATGTCCGTCGTTTCAATACCTTTCCAGCGGCCGTTCAAGTATCGCGCGTCAATCAGATTCAAATAGCCGTCGCACTGCACTAGTATTCGTGCGTTATCGGTGTTCAGGTTTCGGTTTGCCTCTACCACCACTGCACCGAACAAATACTCGCCGTTACGCTTGACTCTGATGTCGCTCACCCATGGTTTCAAGATAGTGTTTGGATTCTCGCCGATCCGTCGGCACTTCTCTTCCCAGTCTGGCATTGACATATTAAAATCTAGCGACTCAACGCCGTTGCGAGTCATGCTCCAGTCGATATCTTGGCAAAGCCTCGTAATATCTGCCACCTTGGTCTTTCCGCGATGCCAGAGCTCGATGGTGTAGCGTGGTGGTATGTACTCGTCCATTACGCTACTCCTGTGTAACCGTTATGCCACTCAACGGTGGCTGTGCCGGTATCGGTACTGTTTGACGTATTGAAGATCAGTTCGTTCAGCCCTGGCACTAAACGCCAGTATTGGCTGCTGGTGAGGTTATTATCGATGCCTACTCCATTTAGCGTGACCTCTCGGTTGTATGTATCAAATACGATTGTGTCGCTATCTGTTGTGCTGATGTTCAGTGCTAGAATCTCGCCAGTTGTCTGGTTGGATACGGTTGGGTTGGTGACCTTGCCGGTAATTGTGATTGTCGGCCAAACATATGTATTACCATCATTTATGGCGTGATTCAGTCCCCCGCCAGATATCCAGTGCAAGCCGTCGCGCTCCCAAAGTAAACCTGTCGAGCTCCACAACAGTCCGCCATCACGCGGTCGCTCAAGTGTAACTATCTGTGCGGCACCGTCAGTATAGTCGTACATTCGCGGGTCGCCAGCAACCAGTTCGATGTCGTAGTCGGCAATGAGCGGCCACTCAATTTTTGGATCAAGAGGCTGTGTCAGTTTGGTAATAGTCTGATAGACGCGTCCAGTTGGCGTGAACAGCTGCACTCGCAGCTTGTCGCGGATTTTGATGGTTCTAGCAATTTTTGCCATCTCGGCGTGCATTTCGGTAAGTCTTCCGTCGTGCTCCACTGCCACGAAAAAACTCAGCGGTATTTGCCGCACACCATAAAACTGCTCATCCACGCTACCTCCATCGGCACCAGAAAACACATACTGGCTGTTGCGAACGTCAGGGTCACCAAAGCCTTTCAGCGGCGGCGTCAGATGTGATAGCCCTTGCTTGCTACCTGCCAAAAACACGCTCTCATTAGTGCGCATATTGGTGATTTGTACGTCATATGTTCTCATGTCTACCCTCTCCTCATCTGTTGCACCAGGCTTCGGTTATATTGGTCAACGTCGATGCCGTTTGTCAGGTTGACGGTTTGGTTGATCTGCGGATAACCATCATTAGAACCGCCATTGTTTTTATCGCCCCAGATGTCGTCGGCTCGTAAAGAAATACTGCCACTACCAGATACACTAAAATCGGGTGACAGCGAAGTTGTCATTCTGCCAGAAACCGCACCATTCATTGTATCGACCGCTGATAACACACCTCCAATGCTGTCAGTGATACCGTTAGCAAATCCTTGTCCTAAAAATCCACCCATCTTTGCCATAACAGTCGACGGTGAATGGATACCAAAGAAATTCTTGATGCCATCAAGCACAGATTTGCCGAACCCTTTTATTTTATCTAGAATCCAGCCGGTCACGTTGCTAATGCCATTCCACAGCCCCTTGATTAGATTTTCTCCAACACTCCATAGACTTGACGGCGATAATACCTCGACAATTTTATTTATGACTTTCCATGCAGAACTGCCGATGTGACCAAGCATACTGCCAATGCCATGGATCAACGCGAACAGTAGCTTGACGGCAGACTCGCCTAATTTCTGCAACATTACTGGCTGCGTCAGTGTCGTAACAATTGCGTCAATGACACGTGGCAGTGCGTCGACCAGCGCGTTAATAACTGTAGGTAATGCTTCAATTATGGCTAAGAACAGCTGAATCGCACCCATAATCAGCGCCTGTAGCATAGTCGGCTCTGTTAGTGTCGTAACCAAGCTGTCGACAATTTGCGGGATCATTGGTGTTATGACTGCGATAATCTGTGGCGCAGCTTGCAAAAGCGCCATAAACAATTGCATAAAGCCCTGAATCAGCGCTGGCAGCATAGCTATGATTTGACCAATCCACTGCGGCGCGGTTTGAACCAGTGCATTGAGCAGGAGGATGATTCCATTGATGATAGCTGGCAATAATTTGCCGAGAATCGGTGGTATAAGCGGCGTCAATCTGTTAATTATCTCTGGCAACGCCCTAGAAATGCCCCCGATAGAATCCGCCAGCCTTGGCACCATATTTTTCAAAAATACTTCGACAGACGATGTGAAATTGCCAAGTATTTCATCATACGAAATATCTTCGTTACCGATACCAGCAACGAGATTTGACCAAGCAGCTTTCATCGAATAAAAGCTACCGCTAATAGTCTCGCTAGCTTCTTTAGCGGTCGTACCAGTAATACCCATTTTCTCCTGAACTTTATGGATTGCTTCGATGAGCTTATCGAATGGGATATCCTTGACGTTCTCGGCCGTCGCCTTGAAACCCTTGCCCATCACGCCTGTTTCATTGACCAGGCGTGCCATCTCGCCAGCAGTACCACCATAGCCAAGCTTCAGGTTGTCGAGCATAGTATAGTTGTCTTTTGCGAAGCCCTGGTAAGCATCCTGGATCCTTGCAATATCAGTGCCCATTTTGTTGGCGTTATCAGCCATGTCTGTAACGGCCATATGAGCATATTGAGCTGATTTTTCAGTGTCGCCTTTCAGACCTTGCAATAATGACGCTGAAAAGCTTGTGACGGTCTCCATGTATTGGTTTGCCGATAATCCTGCCGTTTTATAAGCATTCGCTGCATACGCCTGAACCGTGTCGCTCGACTTCTTAAACAGCGTGTCAACACCGCCAACCAACTGTTCCCATTCTGCAAATCCCTCGACAGATTTTTTGGCTAGCCCACCAATTGCTACTGCTGCGGCGGCTGTTCCAACGGCAAATGCCTTGCCCAGTCCTTTAGCTACGCCACCTACATGGCTCAATGCCCCGCCTAATTTCTCCTTTAAGCCGCTAGCCAGAGAGTTGATGTGCGGCATTACCTGGCTAACCATGCCACCAACGGCATTGCTAATTTTCCCGCCAAGTGCGCTAAACATACCAGAAATACCGTTACCAATCGTCGATAGTCCGGGCGCCAAGTTGCGTCCAATCGCACCGCCGATTCCACCGAATACTGCTATCATTTTTTGCGCGACAGGGGCTAGGATTGTGCCTATACCTTTACCTAACCAGATAAATGGTGCGGCGAGTTTTTGCGCCACTAACGCCATGCCCTGTCCAACTTTAGATGCAAAACTAGTTACTGTATTAGCGGCGATAGATAATTTCGATGATATGAACGCGCCGATATTGCTAAACGTATTTGCAACAGCATTGCGTGCTCTAACGAAAGCCGCAGATATTGCACTAGCAGCTTTGCTGGCAGCGTTAGTCATTGGTGAAAAGAATGTGGCAATGCGATTGCCAATATTTGCAAAACCTGCGCTGATTTTACTTGCCAATGGCGCTAGCTTGTTAGTGATTGGTTGAATAAGCTCTTTTGAGATGATGGCAGCACTCTCAACTGCCGCATTTTTTATGCCAACCCCCAGCTGCTTAAATCCAGTTCCAATCTTGCTCCAAGAATCAGCCATTTTCTTGGTAAGCTCGTCATTATCCTTGGCGGCGCTCTTCATTTTTTTCTGAACATCAGAAACAGACTTGTCAAATTTTGACCTGTCAACTTTGTAGGTAACTACTATTGTTCCTTGGTTCATATTTCGTTTCCGTGGTATAATTTCTTTACTAAAGAAAGGATCTTATAATGAAAGATGTTGAAACATTCAAAAAGCTTGCTCTGATTGGTTTGATTCCATTTTTTAATGGACTGCCATGGTTCTATATGGGAAGAATTACCCGAGGATTGATGTACACGTTTACTTGTGGATACGCTTACCTTGGGTCCGTTAAAACACTTTCCAAAGCTGGTGAGATCGTCGACACATACAACGCTAAGCGCGGATATGTTAATACTTCTCGTCGCAACGGATAAACTCATTTCAGCTCCTTTATAGCCTTTGTCAGGGTGCCATGCATTTTTTTGTACGCTTCCCTGTTTTGTGCTGCTGCTACTACCGACAAGAGGCTCAGCGTTCGCTCACATTCGCGACGCATTGCTGCTTTTGCCAGTTCTACAGCGTCAGCCTCGTCCATCTCCAACACTTGCTCGTGCGTGTATTGCGGATAATTGAGCAAGATTATATGCACTCTCTCCTCAAAGCTTGTGAGAACTTTATCAGCCTGAATCTTCAAATACTGTTCGTATTTTTCGATATCATATCCAGGCTGATTATTCTCGTTCATAACTAAGCCTCGACTTCTCGTACTTCAATACCCTCAGCGGCTAGCTTAGTTAGCCCTGTGGTTGCTAATCGCACAATTTCAAGCAGTAGAGCGTCGACGTTGTCATTATCAAGTGCATCAAGCAAATCTCTTAAAGATAGCCCTCCCTCAACTACTGTCGCTCGAGCTACAACATCCATGACAATCGCACTACCAGTAACGGCCTTGCCGTCTTCACCACCAATGCTTAATCGCGCAGTGTTTGCTTCAAGGGCTTTGTACTGCTTGACCCGCGGAATTAGATATTTGTAGTGCTTTGCTGGCTCGTCACCGTCTGCTGGCATTTCAATGTCCAGCAATACACGCTTCTCAGGCTGCTTCTTTTTTAGAACAAACGCCATCTCATTCTCCATTCCATAGTTGTAAAAACTACATTATTTTTTTATCAATTTAGGTATTGACACGGTGTTTTTATCACCGTGCCACCCCTGTTACGCAAATGTCAGGTCGCCCTTGATCAATTTACCGGTTACGCTGATTTCAAACTCAGTCAAACCGTCCTCTTGGCTGATGTCACTCAGGGTTGCTGTAGCGTCAAGCATGAACAACGTATGGCCTGCTTGAGCTGCTAATTTCGGCACCAGCTTGAACACACCAGGCACCTGTGTCGAGCTGCCCTTTTGCAAGCCAACCTGTACAGCACCCTTTGTACCAACAGTAATGCCAGTAGTACCGTCAATCGTTTCGCCACTGTTATAGATATAGCCAGGCACGATATTCTTGAGGTTGTCCTGTCCTATGTCAGTCACCTTAAACTTGATGGTCGATTTGAACGATTTAATAAGTTTGAGGTTTGTGCCGTCGATAAAATCACGTGTCACCTCCTCCTTGTCGTTGTCAAAGTCCAGGTCGTTCACACCCAGGACTTGCTTGAAGCTTTTACCAGTCTTGTCCCCGAAATACAGATCGTGGTTCAAGCCGGCGTAATCGATTGCTACCATTTAATTACTCCTTTGCTTAATCTTTCAAAACTAATGTTACAGATTGGGCACTCCATACCCCCATCCGTAATTCAGAGGCTTCATAGGCGCTGTCTTGCATCGGAAATACGCTCACGCGAATAAATCTCGCGTCAGTGTATGGCAACTGCACCAATGCCGTACGTAGCTTGCTGTCGAGCTCGTATAGCTCAGCCGCATCAGCTTTCACTACGGTAATCGTTAGTTCGGTGGTCAGTTTGGTATTACCTAAGTTACCACCGTCATATTCACCGCCGTTAGCCGCAACTGCCGCCATACCGTCTTGGCTTTTGTTTGCTGGTAATCGCCCGACAAACACATTTTTGCCAAGCTCTCCACCAACGGCAGTAGCCACTACCTTTGCGATCTCCAATGCTACATTCATCTAAAAAACCTCTTGTAATCTTTCATGGTGCTTCTCACACCTTCATCAACGAAACCTTTGCCAGTGCCGGCTGTGGTGTATTTACGCACCACATGAGTGCCATTCGCACGCCTGCCGCGGTTCTGGTACTGCGAGTAGACTGGCTTCCATGTCAATCTGATAGCATCTCTGCCAATTCGCCGTACCTCGACATTGCGGGACTTGAGCGACCCTCTACGTCTGAACGGTGCGGTGAGGTTGGATACTGTCAAGGTGTGATTCACCATTGCGTTCAATCCTGTCGCTGCCTGATTCTGAAAGAATCGTTTGACGGCGACTGTATTGTCGACCACTGGCACGATTACACCTCTCTGTCGAGCCTTTCCAGCTCAATCTCAATATGCTGTACTGCGCCGCTTGTTATAACCGCCCTGCCGACTGCTACATTGGCAACGCGGTACACCCGCTTAACGCCAAACAGCGTCACCTCGGCGAAATATCCCTCAATCGAGTAGCCAATTGACGACAACCAGCTATCTCGGCCGTCCAGATATGCTCTAGCATCACCCGTCATAGCGTCGTAGCTACCGCCGCGGGTCAAGCCACTCGTCTGCTCAATGACACACTTCACGCTGTGTCGCTCGCCTCCCGTCTGGCGGTATACACCGTCTACGGGTGCGACCAAGGTGATGCTATCGCGAAATATCATGACGATGAACTCCACGCTGGCTCAGCGGCGTATCAGTGTAGCCAGACACCACGCAACTGCTGATTGGCTTTACAAACTTTGCCAGTAGATCAACGTTCGCCTCAGCGAACTGGTCGATAACTTGCTTGGTGTTGTCATACGTCACTGAATGACTCAGCACTGTTTCGGATTTTACGTTGTTATAAAAACTACCTTGATTAGCTATTGACAGCGTGTCAAATAACCTTGCAATGAGTATTCTCAAGCCGTATGGCAACGGCGTTCCGTATCCCCACGACGCCTTGACGATGCACCGTCCAATGTCCAGCGAATCAACCATCTCGATGACGTTGAACCAGCTGACGTTCAGTTCGTCGCCTTGACTCACTGACTTGATCACCAGCGGTCTGCCACTTTCTGTCGTCACCTCTGGCAATAGACTAGTGAACGGATCGACAATCAGGAAACGCGAGCCGCAAGTTGTCTCATATCGACGTGGCGTATTTGCCTCGCCCTGCATTTTGACATCTAGCAGCGCCTCCAACGTCTCCGTCGCCTGCTGCAATAACTGCTCAAAGTACTTATTCTCGGTATCAGAAAGGGGGCGTAAAAGTACGCCCTCGATATCTTCTTTAGTTACCAATGCTGTCATCTCTTACGCCCCTCTCTGTTAGGCTACGTGTTTAATAGCCACTGCTGCTGCGATGCCGCTCAAGCCGCCACCTGCGAAGATCTCCTGCAAGTATTCGTGCTTATTCTGCTTCAACGCAAAGTTTGTGTAGCTCTCAATTGACTGATCGCCAACCACCTTGTATTTGTTGAATACAACCAAGTAGGCATCGTTTTCGGCGTCGTTAGTGTCGTTGAACCACTGTGGCGTAAACTTGCCAGCAAGCTCCAAGTCTTCCAAGATGTTAACGCCTGGAGTGTACAGCATATGCTTGTCGGTACCTCGCTCATCTTTCAGAGCTGTGAGGTAGCCACGCTTTGCGATGATATAAACGTCGCCCTCAGCCTCGATTAGGTCGCGTGCATTCAAGATAGCAGTACGGCGACTTTCTCCTGTTTTTGGCGTATAGGTTTTAGCAAACACGTTGCCAGCCTTAGCGTCAGCTTTGACAGATACAAATGACTTGATCTTGTCGTCGCTAGCGTCGGCTAGGCCGTCACCGATAACAATCGCACGCTCGATACTTGCGATAATTCGCTTTGGCAACTCTTGTAATACGTAACGCAACAGTGAGCCAGTACTCTTGTTCTTGCGAATAGTTTCCTTGTCAAGAGTGAGGTACTTGTAGATGTACTGACCTTCAAGCACACGGTTTTCGATAGCGATCGTAGCCTCTTTCTTGTCTTTACCAGCCTGGTGTCCCAGTGCACCGTCAGTATTGGTGTCCCAAGCGGTGTTGTAGGCGTCAAGTCCAGTTTTATCAACTAGGTTCCAAATTGGGCCGCCAGCCTTAAACGCACTCTCAACTGCCTCAACAACTGGTGCTGGGAATAGTTTGTCGGCACCAGTGACAGCCATCTGTACACCGTTAGCCTCAAGCTTGTCCATCCACGCTTCGCGAACGGCTGCCGCACCAGCACCTGCTTGTGCTACCAACACGTCAGCAAAATCTTCTAACGCCTTTGGTGTGTCCAGGTAATTTACGACAGTACCTTTGTCGACAGCTGCTGGATCAGCTGGTTCTTTAATTTGCATCTTTGCAATATCTTTCGGATCCATTTCCGTATCCTCCTCAGGATTGTTATCAGTTGATTCTTCCGGCTCTGATTGCTCAGCTTCGTCAGTAGGCTCGGCCTCTGGCGCGGCTTCCGGTGCCGCTGGTTCGTCAGTCTTCATCTCAGGTTCAGTTGCGTCTTCGGTCGGCTCTGCCGCCTTAGCTGCTTCAGCCTCTGCTTTTGCCTTGATTTGTTCAACTAGGCTCTGCATTGGCTTGGCGTCTGCCTGCTTGACTGCCGACATACTGAATGCAAAGTTCATACCCATCACATTCTGTACGCCCTCATCTTGCTTTTGCTTCTCTGGTGCATCAGACACCTCATCGGCAAAACCAAGCTCGACAGCCTTATCGGCAAGCATCCACGTTTCCGCTTCCAGCAGCTCAGTGATCTTTTCATCGCTCAGCCCTGTTCGCTTGGCGTAGATAGGCGTGATTCCCTCCTCGATCTTCAGCAACACATCTTTGGCTTTCTCCATGTCATCCACTGTGCCAGCCGCGTAAACGGACGGGCGGTGAATCATGATCATTGAGCCTGGCGACATGATAATCTTGTCGCCTGCCATCGCAATTACTGATGCGATCGACGCCGCTAAACCATCAACTCTGACAGTGACATTTCCGTTATGATTCACAAGTGCGTTATAAATCGCTAAGCCTGCGAACACATCGCCACCGGGGCTGTTGATGACAACTGTCAAATCGCCCGCATGCTGCTTGAGTTCTTCGCGAAATAGGTCAGGTGTGACTTCGTCGCCCCACCAGGTATCGCTCGCGATAGGCCCGTCAAGTATAAGCTCTTGATTATTCGATGAAACGGAATTGCTCCACTTCCAGAACTTCATGCTTTATTTCCTTGTTAAAGTTTGCTTTCGACTCCTGCTTGCCCGTCCAATTTGAGCGTCTTGCTCTCGTCTTATTTCTAAGACTACAGATTACGATTTATCGAACTCATAACGCACTTGGTCGTCTGTCGAAGTGGCGTTCACAATCTTGATATTGTTGACGTGTTTACACTTCGCATTACTACAACGCACCTGTGCGATCATCTGCGTGACGCCCTTGATATTTAGGTAGCGATCGCACTCCTCGCACCGCAAATCCAAATCAGCCAGCTCATCGTCGATGATTCGTCGCTCAGCATTCAAATACGCCTTGACAACGCGGTACTTCGGGTGACACTGTCCGTTCGGGTGAACATCATAGCCATCATTCTGCGCAAAGTTATTGATAAATATGCCACCATCTCGGCCAATGATTGCCTCGTTCAGGCTTAGGATTGGCTCGTCAACTGTCACCCACTTATCGATTAGCGTGGCGCAAAACTCACATGGCTTGCCGGTCTCGCTCTCCATCGCTTTCTCGATCAGCGTTCCTGTTTGGTTTTGCACCTGTTTCATGGCTTCAACGCTTGACAATGCGTCGGCTCGTGATATTTCAGTGCGAGCCATCCGCTGCACTCGCCACTCATCAGTCTTCATAATGCCACGCAGCTTCTCCTCCAGTTCAGACTGTGCCCAGCCGTGCGATGCCGCATGATCAAGCACTCGGCGAATTGAGGCGGCCGTATCATCGGCGTATGAGCGAGCCACGTTCAGCAAGTATGCGCGATAGGCTTCCTGTGTTGAGGCTGCCACCACAAAGCCAGTTAACTCAGTAGTAGATACGCCGTTGTCTATCAATAGTTGCTTGCCGTCCTCAAAATAAATCGCACCTTGAACTATCATCAACGCCACGATGATCAGCAGCAATGACTCGGCAAACTCGTTCTGCTCGTCATCTTCCTCGGTACTGTTTTCAGCCACCTGACGAGACTCAGCGATAGCTCGATCGACTTGTTTCTGCATAAACTCCGTTGTTGCATCATAAATCAGCTGCTCAAAGTCATCGAGCGTCTGTGGCTGCTTGTCGGCTGATGCTTTTGGGCTGGTGCCATTCGCTTCTCCCCAAACCCCCGTGTCGCCAACCTTGCGGCGGTCTGGCGCGTCTGCTACTTCATCGCCCTCGTCAACATCCGGCTTATCGTTCTCAATCTCTGGTGGCTCGTAGTCGCCCTTACGCAACAGCTTAAAGTTGTTCGGCAATTTCAACGCGTCAATGATGCTCTCGGTACTGTATCCAGCTGCCTCTAATTTCAAGATGCTGTTAATCCGAATATCATCAGCCTCAGCCTGCACTTTGACCTCGTCAACAACCTGAGGAATAGCAAATTCGTAAGTAATAGCCATACCCATGCCACCCGTGATTCGGTTTAGTTCGTGCGTCAACTGTGTGTAGTTACGTAACAGTAGTGGGTCAACGACATTCTCGGCAAACACCTGCTTTGACACCTGTGCGTTGGCGTACGTAGCTGTGTCATCAATACCTTTCATAATGGCTGAAACGCCAAATGACGTGTCAATCCGCCTATCAACCTGCTTAAATAAGTTCTCGAAGTCAATATCTTTATTTGGTTGCGAGAACGGCACCCACTCAACAGCTGCGGTAGTTGATGGCTTGCCAGTCTTAGAGTCAACCGGTCGGTGCGTGTAGGTGACGTTGTTGTTGCTGCCGGCTCCGCGATGAGCGTCTTGCAACATCGCTACGCTCTCTTGAAATGATTGCCGTGTTGGTGCGGTAATAATGAACTGACCAGCCGGCACCGCTCCGTTCTCGAAAAAGCCAGCCTGGAAATCGGCGATGTAATCATCGAGTGTCGCCCACCGGCGTGAGGCTTCAGACGGCGAATAGCCAGCATACAGGTCGTTTGGATCAACACCACCAGGCAATACCAGCACTTCATCTTCAGTAAACGTCTGTGTGCCGACTGTGTATGTTGTCTTGTCGCCAACTCGTGCAACTCGCGGAAACTCCAAGAACGTGAAACCAGCAATATTCTTGCCGCCCTGCCCCATAAAATCACCGCCAGGCTTTGCTACTCCGCCATAGTTGCTCCAAACCAAAATGTACGTCTTCCGTAGAGACAATGTCGAAACGGCTATTTTTTCAGCAAATGCCACCGAACTGTCAGATTTATTCGGGTGATACAGCGCGTCAATAACACAATGATCAATCCGTTTTCCATTTCCATCAATAGCAAACGGCCGCACTGTCATATACTTGTTGGCAACCGTTCGAATATTAGGATAAGCTGTCGCGTAACTGCTGGCTCGGTAATGATCAAACATTGATAATCTCTGAAAAGCGGGGTCAACACCACTCACGCGTCGCTCACCCCTTAACCCCATAGCTGTTTTAATAATTCCCATCTACTTATTGCTCCTGTATAAATAAACCGACCAAAATATCAGCTGCACGCCGACAAATACCACTGTGGCGACTTTGCCGCCGTAATATAGCCAAATGCAAAATGGCACACCGATGAACATTAGTAGTCCTATCCACGCCTCGATGACAGTGTCCCTGTCTGGCTTTTGAAACTTTAATTTGCGCAAAAAGTCTTTCAATTTCATATAATCCTCTAACTGTAAATATACGGATTACATAATTCCGCCCCACTCCATCACTACCTCGTGCTTCAGCTGTAGCCAAAAACCCATCAATACAGAGTCGAATATGTCAGGCGATTTGCCGAGTCGCTTCTTGATTGATTCCTTAGACTCCAACACAAACACCTTGTCTTTGTACTCGTGGTGGTGCATCTGTGCCTCCTTAATAAACTCATTGAGGAACGGAAAGCTGTCGAGGATTTTCACCTTGCCGCTATCCAGTCCCATTGCCAGCATGTACGCCACCTGTGAACGTAAATTATTAAACGCCATCAGCTCCTGTGAATGTTCGGCGTCCTCTCGGCTCTTTGGTTCGTCGCCGAATGTCAGGAATGGGTCGGGCGAAAAGCCAGACTTAAACACCGCGAACTCAGCGCCGCGGTCTTTACCCCCGTCAATAACACCAACACCGACACCCACGCCGTCGACTGCAATATTCTCGTAGCCAATAGAGAAGTTATCTGAATGCTCAATTAGCCACTCGGCTTGCTTGCCGGTCTCTATCTGTTCGTTCGAGTCTTTAGTAATCGTGCCGTCAACCAGCGTCAGATTTTCCCAATCTACCGCCACGCTACGGTCAATGCCATCACGTGCCACGTCGTATCCAGTCGTCTTGCGGCCTGGTTTATAACTTTTGACGACAGCCTTGGCAAAGATGCTTGAGCGGAATATCGTCTTGCTCTCGTCTTGGTACTCCCAGTTATTTTTCAGGTACCGTTCAACCCACCAAGTCGGGTTGGTCATCATGGCGTCGATATCTGATTGCATCTGCCATGAATCAGACAAGTCAAACTCGACCACGCGAATATTCGGTGGCAGTGGCTCATACTTGCCATTCCCGCCGTACTTCCAACGCATATATACCTCTTTGATGTGTTCAACGTCATTCGGGTTGAGGGTGATGATAGCGATGCTCGGCTGCCCGTTGGTGTTGCGGCGGCCCTTACGGGATCTAGCTGTGGTAAACATCGTCAGAGACAATTCGTCAGCCTCGTCAATATGACTAGCACTGGCGTTGATACCTTTGATCTTCTGCCCATTCCTGTCTTTCGTCTCATCCGCCTCCACAAAACCAATCTTTGAGCCGTTTGGGAACTTAATCTCATAATCTTGGCCGTTGTATGTGTAGTCCTCGCCCTCCTTGAAGTTCTTGCGATCGAGCATCGTCAGATACGACGGAATAACCGACCGCTTCGCCGTGCTGATATTCTTGCGAAACACCGTCCAGTAGGTCTTCTCGAACGTATCGCAAATATCTATGCCGATACTGGCCGCAATATCTGTCTTGCCCGTGCCAACGGCACCGATCAGGTAAATAGTATCAACCTCAGGGCAGTCGTTAATAATATCGACAACGCTTTGCTGCTTCGGCTTTAATTTTAGCGACATGAGCTATTCGCCTTTCGTTTTGCGTGGCTTGATGGTCGAGACAATCTTTGGCGGCTGTTTCTCGCGAACGCTGACGTCCAGGTCGACATGATCAACTGGCTTGCCAAACGCTCGGTCTAGCATATCCTTGATCGCCTTGTTGTCAGGCTTCTGCGTAGCGATGAAATAATACTCGTCATCCACGCCATCAAGCTCACCGTCGAGAAATGCCGCGATAGTCTCAGGGTCGGTGACTTGCTCTGCTGGTAACCGATTGCCCTTGCGATCAGTCTTGATGACAAACAGCAACTGCACGCCAGTAGCCAGCCGAAACTGTGCTTCGTATAGCTTGTCAGCGTTTCTGGTGATTCGATCCAAGATACGCTGTTTCTCTTTCATTCGGTCGAGAACCTTTTGGGTCTTTTTGCCTTTGACTCCCCCGCTGCCTTTCCTGGCTCCGCCATGAGTTGACGGTGACGTACGTTTACAACCAGCTACATGGATATCGTAATTGTCCTGCCGCTTGTACTTTCGGCCGCATTTAGGACATGATTTGAAATCATCTTTCATGATTATAATTCTAGAGATTGACGCGTAGCTCTTTTGGTATTGACTGTTTGGAAACGGCTGAGATGTGTACGCCGTAACTATTTGCGATGAGCTGTGCCTGCATAAGAGTCAGGTCTTTAGTGCTTTGTAACTTACGCAGCATATTTTGGTACGGTTTCTTGTTTCGGTCTTGCCAAGACTGCAAAAGAATGTAGTGCGACAACGGCTTGCATTTTCGCTCGTCGCCAATAATAATTGCCTGTTTCGAAATATAATAAATGGCGACCTGCCCGATCTCCTGACGGCGTCGCCTTGTCTTGTCTTGTTTGTCGATTTTTAGCCACTTGACCATGTTTGTTATCCCTCCTCTACCTCTGAAATATACAGATTAGGCGCTGGCAATCGCGGCCTCCCAACCGCTCAATCTCACCAGCGCCTAGCTATAAAATGCTTTGACTGTTTTATCAAGCAGTCAAGCGTTCCACTTCAGTCATAAACCCCTCAAGTTATTGACTCAATAAACTCAATCGCCGCATCACAACCCTTACAAACAACAGTCTGAATGCCAGCCTCATTGAGTGTTTTAATCCACTTCTTTTGGTTCTCTGATGTTACACCTCCTTTCCTGCGTTTCATTTCGATGAATACCAAACGATTTGCGTATGTATTGGTATATGATGATAAATCCTCTCGAGGCACATTGTCGCCGTATCCATACCAGACATCCGGCACGACTACGGCCAAGTCAGGCACACCAGAACTCACGCCAAGCTTTTTGTTCTTCGCTTTCTGACTCCAGCTTCGGGTGTACGTTTCATTCGGCACGCGAAAATGTGGATAACCTTTCAGCCGCAGCCACTGTACAAACGCCTCTTGCTCTTAATCCTCGGTTGGATTTTCTATGTTTGCGATGTTAGGCATTATTTCCACTCCTTAATTCCAAAATAAGCTAACCAATCTGCTCGATTTTCTTTAATAGACCTTTTAGCGTCTTCCTCTGTTGCGTAGCGTACTGGTTCGCCATAATTAACATAGCCAGCATCCGAATAAACCAACTCTTCAAGGTGATAATTGTACCCCACAACCCAGCCGCCATTTTTACCCTCAAAGTCTGGCTCAAACGTTGACGTTTTTCGCAGTCTGACTTCAGCTAGTTTACGTTCATGAGCTTTTTTACACTCTTCTTCGGTGTAATAAACATTACCATTGTCAATATTCAATCTGTCAATGGTAGCGTCTGCGTAATTGCGATAGTTAACATTACCCCAATAGTCAATGTACCAATATCTATCGCCCCATTTAAGATTCCAACTAATACTGCTTGTTGATTCGAACCACTTGTCAAAATTATCGATTTCTCTAACAAGAATTGAGTGTTTATGTCCTGATCCACATGTTTTCAAAACCCTTGTGCCATCGATTTTAATTTTCTCTTTGAAGATTGCCCCAGCTTTAACGGTGGGCAAATCTTTTAGTAGTTTATATAGTTTCATTTCTCCTCCAGCAGCTGTTCATGCTCTTTAACCAAATCCATAATACTTTCGACAAAATCGCTCTTTATACAACTAGCTTCTTTGTAAAAATCGTCTGGGTCAACTTGTTTATGCTCATACATCAGGGTTAAATCACCAATCTTAAAAGATAGATTGTCTACAGCAAACTTGATACGAGCCATTAAATCTTCGTCTGTCATTATTTTTCCTCCAAAAACTCATCTAGTGCTTTGTCATATTCTTTGAAGCTTCGCTTGTAGTCATCGATAATTCGCTTTACGATATCGTCTTTGTATTCGACTTTGACTAGTTCATTCTCTTTGTCGCTTTCGTTCAATCGTACAAAAATGTCGTAGCTTTCTCTCGTTCTAAGCCTTTCCCAATACAATATTCTTTCTTTTGTATAGTCAATTGACCTTACTAAGTGTTCAATAAGCTCTCTCTTGCGATTATTCATCTTTGTCATCCTTACGTTTGTCGAATACAATAAACATACTCCACTTATTACTGTTGAATAACTCTTCAACGGTCTCTTCGTATAGCAACTCTTGAGGATAACAATTGTCGCCTCCTACATGTTCACAATCGGCGAGAATAGATATGTCATCATTTTTATAATAAAACGCATCTAGACTGTACTGAAAGAACCTCACTTTCATGTTTCTGTATTCTTTTGGGAGTTTGTTTTTGATATCGCTGCTAGCGTCTATGACTATGATTTCTTTCATTAGATTTCCTTCCCGTTTTTATAACATTTCGAGTAGCCCATTTCGCCACCAACCGTTTTACAGCGGGCTTCAGTGTTCATATTTTGAACCATCCAGGCAATAAACAGGCATCCAGCAGCAAATACTAAAGTCGGCATCATGAAAGCGGCTACATTGCTCCAGTTAATGTTAAGTTTCGTTTTATTCATTGTCATTCCCTTTCCCTAGTGGTTTAGTTGACATTAGTTGTTTAATTATTAGCTCTAAAAATCACTATCGCACTCGGAAACGGCGCCGGATTTGGTTGGTCGTCAAATTTAAGCCTGCCTCTTATGTAGCGGATTTCGGTCGCTTTCATGCAATAATCATGCCACCAGCGAGTGTCGGTTCGGCTTGGTATCAGAAATACAACTGTTTTACCTTTCTGCCATTCCTGGTGGCCTTTTTCAATCCATTTCGGTAATTCACGTCCGTAAGGTGGATTGACGTAATTAGATTCGCCCCAATCGCTGGTTAGCCCATCAATTTTGCCGTCCCAGCCAGCAGGACATGGGTCGTAGTCAAACTGAAACTCTGAATCAAGTACCTGATAGACGGCTTTGGGTGTTCGCCAGTCCATTCTTAATGAGCTAAAGTGTGGCTTGGTCATAATCTTCCTTATTTATCAAAACCCTCCTGCAACATTTCTTTGAGGCAGGTCGAGCCGTTATAGAACTGCGTTATGAATTCATAGACACCATCTTGAACTTGAGTGATTTCAATAAAGTTGTCATACACGTCGAAATCTTTATCTAATTCAACTTTATAAATGCAATTTCCGTCGATAACGATATAGCCGCTATCCTCTAATTCATACTCGTCAACTTCTTCTGCATCTTTATAGTATTTATCACGCTCTTCTCTGGGCACACTTTGCCAGAAATTTTTCAAATTAGCTTGAAGTTCATCAGCGTCTTTATATTTCTTACAAAGTGTAAGCTTTCCTTTGCGTCCTACAGTTTCACTCATTGTCTATCCTTTCCTTATTTATACGAGGCACAATATTTAGTAATTTCGCCCCTGTTGTTTTATTCTCGCTTATTTGTAGTTAGTAATTTCAACCGCAGAACTGGGGCAAGGCGACACCAAGTGAGTGTATATCATTAGTTAATTACTTTAAGGTTTGATGTCGCCTATTAGACAGATGACTCGGGTGGGCAAAATAGTCATCTGTCCAGTTGACAGCATAATTACAGAGCAAAGGATTTCTCACCTTTCGGCTTACTCCCGTTCGGGAACCCAGCTTTATTCCTCAGATTATGCCGCCAGTTCTACGGTCGATTTTAATGTTCATCCAGTTTATTGACATGCGATAGGTCATTAGTTAATGGTGTTTATGTGTCATTAGATCTTATCGGTGCAATGCCAGCCACAATTTCGTTTCCATCCCAGGCGTAATTTGGCGAGGACTTTATCAAAATCGGCTCATCATGCTTGCCGACATGGATCGTAACACCGCCCATCATGCCGTCGCTCTGACTGAATTGTCGCAGTGCTTCGATAAGCAATTTAGGATTAACCACAACCGACTTTACAGGAAACGCCTCTGAACTTTTTTGCTCAACGAATGGTTGTATATCCGGGAAGTACAGCTCGGTTTGCTCCCGGAACGGGATTTCAGCCTTGATCGGAAAACTCTCATCAATCGGTGTCGTTTCGCCGTACGGATTTGTGCGAACAATAATTTTGCCGTCGTAAACGTACGCTCGGTCAAAGTCAGTCTTCATGACTTTATCAGCGGCAACGAGAACGCCCTGCGGAATATTCATTGAGCAGGCTTTTGCGCCATTTTATATACAGCAATCTGCTGCTTGGTTAGCGAAACGATACTGCTCACTTCTCCCACCAAAATCCCTTCTGCTCAGCCTCAGTCTCAGACGGCTTACCGTCTTTCAAACTGCCGGCTGGCTTATTATTTATCTTGACCGCAATGTCTACGCTCCGAACGCCGTGCTCCAGCAGCCATTTCTTGGCTCGCTTGGCATCAGATTCGGTAGCGTAGGTTTTCGCGTGCGGTTTGTTTTTCTCGTCGCTCCAGCGAACCGTGAATGCGCAATTCATCATAGACATTACGTAGCCTCCAGTTTCTTGCGTTTGCGGCGCTGCTTTTTGCGAAGTGCTTTTTTAGTCACGACTCCTCAATCTCCAAACCTCTCATACATACAGTTTTCGTGCATGTCTGGATAGTCTTTTCGCTCTGCGTCAGATTGAATGAGTGCCAAATTGCACATACTGCATCTGCCGTACGGTGCGGTTTTTTCAAATTCAGCCAGCTCGTCATCCTGCTTAGGTCTGCGTTTGCTGATTCGGCCGCAAATCCGAGCTGCCTCCCGATTGAGTGCAAAGCCTGTTTTGTCGCCTCTTGACCTCGATCCACCCTTTCTGCCAATTTCACGGTAGAAGTTTGGATTTTTTGCGAGAATTGTTGCGGCGGCTTTCTTACCGCCCGCTTCCGTTCCTGCCATGGCTCTCCTTTCACTTATTAAAATGGTATTTCGCTCAAATCAATTGGCGCGTCGAGGTCGACATCCTCGGTAGCTTTCGCCGCTTGTTTAGTCGTTGTATTTGCTGATTTAGTGTCCTCTTCGGCATATCGTTCTGTGGCTGGCGCGGTATTGCTACTGCCCTTGGCGTCGCTCAAGAACTGGAACTGGTCGATGATGACTTCAGTCGCTTTACGTTTGATGTCATCTTTCTCCCAGATTCGTGTTTGCAAGCGGCCAGTAATGCCAATTTGCTTGCCTTTCGGTGCGTACTCTGCCAGCAGTTCAGCTGCCTTATTCCAGGCGACGCAATCGATAAAGCTAGCGTCGGCATCTTTGCCATAGCCGTCAACCGCTAGTGCGAATGAGGCTACGGACTTACCGCTATTTGTCGATTTGACTTCAATGTCGCGGACAACACGGCCGATTAGGGTTACTGTGTTAATTGCTGCCATATTAGAAACTCTTTTCCTCGCGGATTTCAACGCCTGGGATTTCACGTAATCCATTAGCGATAGCTTCGCGGATTAGTTTGTCGCTTGGCTCGCACAAGTAGCGCGGCACTAACTCAGGATTGGTGACCGTGAACACCGTCTTGGTTTTAATGCCAGATTTAACGGCTGGCTGTTGTGCTTTAGCAGCTTTGGCTGCCTCGGCTTCAGCGATTTCCTGTTCGCGTTTACGCTGTGCTGCTAGTTTCGCAGCTTCAGCTTCGTCGCGCTCGGCGGTTGTTAATTCGTCCTTACGTGTCAACAGTTCGTTGATGGCTTTAGTGAATGCCAGCTTGATTTCAGCGTGATTCTGATCAGCTTTAGATAACTCAGCAAAGATTTGCTTCAGTTCAGCACCCTTTTCGTCGCAAGCCTTTTGGCTACGCAATGATTTAGCATTGATATCAAACTTGGCACAAATAGCGTCAACACGTGCGGCTTCCTCTTTTGCTAGTCGCTCTTGCTCCTCTTGGTAAGCGAGGATTTTCTGGCTGATATTCTCTAGTGCTTCTTCAGCTGGCGCCAGAACGTCCTTTTCAGCGTCGATGAATTGCGATTTAACACTGTCAAAGTTGCGAGTGATCGCCAGTCGAGCGTTTTTAACTTCAGTACGATGCGAGGTGATCAGCTTACGGATTGCAATTGCTTCTTTAGCAGTAGCGTCGTCAGTGATTTCTTTGGCTTTGGCTTGCTCCAAAAGCTCTTGAGATTTGATTTTGAACGGCGATATCGTAGCGACCTGCGAATCGACGTATTCTTGTAGTTGTGACATGTATCCTCCTTTATTTCCTGTCTGCTTCAGATTTGCCCAAGTGAGCATCTGTCATTTCGACACGTGAGCTTGGAATGGTTGGCTTAGCGGCTGCTTCGATTTGCTCTCGGCTTGCCAATACTGGTGCTGCCGTGATCCACGCATACTCAGCGTCACCCCGAACGCCATCGACGATCTTTGTAAAGTCTGGTTCGATGTAACGTCCTAGCCGACCGGTGCGGTCTTTTGCGACGTATTTGTCGCTGGCTGGATCAACGATGATCAGTCGCTTAGTGTCGCCGGTTTCGCTATCATTGATCGTTGTCATGTAGCCGACGATGTCCACCAGATTGACCAGCTCCTCAGATAGCCTTGTTGCGACCATCGGACGTTTAATGACACGGCCATCATCGTCTTTCTCTTGAACATGAGCCACGATAACGATATGCTTACCGCTATCACGCATGGTTTTCAAGAACGTTCGCATGGTTGATTTCAACCAGCCCCAGCCCGCCATTGTCGGGTTGCCGTCACGCTGTACTAATTTGCTATCAGCTTTATTTCGCATGTAGGCGATGAGCTTTTCCATTAGCTCACCGATTGGATCGATGATCACTGTATCGTAGTCGTCAGTGAGTGCGATCTGCATAAACTCCTGCATATCGTCCCATTTTTCGATCAGCGCTACGTCGGCTGCAATGCCGCGAAGTCCGAAGTATTTACTACCGTTCTCACAGTCAGCGATAATCGGTCGTGGTGCGGTGGCTGCAAACGTTGTTTTGCCAACGCCGCCCTCGCCATACACAACCATCAGAATCGATGGTTTTTCGGTCGGATCTAAACTATTAAAGACTTTCATATTCTCCTTTCTTTTACAGGCTCCAGTCGCCCAGCTCCCTCACTTCTTCAATGAGGAAGTTCGGCTCGCTGTCGCCAAACTTTATGATCTCGTCGACACACGTACGCAGCTTGCGTTCGCCGGCTTCAACAAAGTCGATGCCAGCAATCATGAATTGCACGCGGTATGGTGCAACGGTTTCAACCACGCAATAGGCAAACTTGACTAACACCGGATCTAGTTTTAGGCTTGACGCCGTCACCAGCGTGTAAACTGCTGACTGTAAATCGTAGTGCATTGACTGCGCAGTTTTGAAAAACTTGTCGAACTTTGCGGTAGTTTTCAGATCGGTTATCATGGCAGATTCATTAGTGCGAATCAGCACATCAGCCTTACCTTTCATATCTACGCCGTCGGCAGTGCGAGCGTACATTTCGTGCTCAAAGGTTGCGCCTTTGGCGAAAATGTATTGCTTCACCAACGGGTGATTCTCGATATTTTTCAAAATCTGATCAGCAGCCTTGAACATGCCTAGAGTGATAATGTGTTTGCTAGCGGCTTTCTGCTCATCGCGCCACATCTTGGATTCTTTCGAGTAGAAGTTTTCAAATGGGCTGATAGCGAATTGATCTTCACCGCCGAGCACCAGCATGTGAACTAGCTGTCCTAAGTCGATAGCCTTGCTGTCTAGGTCTGGCAAGTCTCCGCGTTTAGCTGCAACTGCGTAATCGATACCGTGATCAAGAATCAGCTTCATTGATGAGTATGACCACTCTGGTCGGCTATAGTAAGCGTCTGCCACTTACGCCTCCCCTGCCAAAGCACGGTCGAGAAATGTCGGATCGATTAGGTTTTCTAATTTTTCAAACAAACTATTTTCGTCCATAAAACTTACCCTCAATCCACTTCATTCCTTTGTCGAAAATCCGCAACCACTTCGCTGCTTTGACTGACTTGTCGAAGTCACGGTCGTCCAACTTGCGCAGCCTGTCAATCACCCTATTGATAGGCTCGCGCTTATGTACCGTCACTAGTTGAACTTGTGACGGTATCACGTTTACGTGTATCTTCATCGCCAAATCTCCTTTCGCGATTTTAATTCTTGGATAGTTTCGTCGAACACGCCGTTGGCGAACAATACGACCGCCAGCACCGCGATTGCCGCGAACTGCACCCACCAGAGGCGCAAGTCTGTTGGCTCGCTGACTGCAATTAGCGCCGCCGGTAAACCAACTACCCAGCTAATGATTTTTTTGATCTGTTTGTTTTTCGCTGCCATTTTTCAGCTCCTTTCGTTTTACGTACAAGAGTGCTCGCAGTCACTCTCATACTTGTTAGATGTCTTCGCCTGTACATCCTGACAAAATTGAACGTGGTTGCTAATTATTCCTAGCCAACTCTCCGTTTTTTGCCAAAAACATACCTCTGACGTTTGATGAAGCTACAAATGCTGAACGTACAGGATTTCTAGCCTCATTTTTACGTCAAATAAAAAAAGAATCGACGCGAAGTCGATTCATGGTTGATAGATTTGACTAACAGAGGTGGTCGCTGTTTATATCATGTAAGATTATTTCGTGATATGATTATATCACGCGCAAGTCATTAATTGTCAGCCCGTAGAGCAATCAGGTTCTCAATAAACTCATCTTCATTAGACAGAGACTTCGGATTAAGTCCAAGGTTACCAGTGTTTTTGCTATCTATCATATCGTAGCGTCGCTTATGTAGATCCCCCAAGACCTTTTTCGCAAGATTGATTATCGTCATTCTATCGTAACGCTGGCGAGCCGTTTCTTTTTCTAGATAGTCTTTACCAAAACCCAGAGATTGTAGATATTTATAAATAAGATGAGATTTTTCTTCCACTCTCGAACTACGTCGCTCGTCTTTTGTGACAAACTGTATTTCAACTGGAGTCTCAACACCGTCAATATCCACAGCAAATGTTACTTTGGATACTTCATAGATAGAATATCCTCGTTTTTCGCACTTTTCATCGGTATCAATTTTTACCAAATACTCATCCGAACTAACGCCCAATTCACGAAGATTACGCTCCACAATATCAACATATTCTTTAGTTCCCTGGATATATACCGGTCTGTTTTTACTCCGAGCACATACTGGTCTAAACTCCTTCAACCTATCAGCAA